ATGAGCGCAGGTATCTCCCTTTTTCCCGGTCTGGACAAACGCAACCTGCTGGAAGCATCATTACGATCCGCTTTGGCGGCCGGTGTAGAACGGATTTTCTTATCTCTTCATATTCCCGAAGCGGACACGGCATTACTCGAAACCGATTTGGCCTATATTCTCAACACGGCGGCTGCGCACCGCATGGATATCATTGCCGACGTTTCACCTGCGGTAAAATGTCTTTTCGGCAAGAAAATCCTTGATTTTATTGCCGCCGGTATTACGACGCTTCGTCCGGACGAGGGCTTTTCAGCGGCGGAGATTGCCGCCTGGACAAAATTGGTCAACGTACAGGTCAACGCTTCAACTGCAGACGACACATTTTTAAAGATGCTTGAAGAAGAACACACCGATTTTTCCCGTATAGACGGACTCCACAACTTTTATCCCCGCCCTTACTCGGGACTTTCTCCCGACCGGGTCGCCGCGCAAAATAACCTTTTGCACCGCTACGGCATAAAGACGGGCGCCTTTGTGGCTGCCGGTCACGATAAGCGCGGTCCTCTGCACGAAGGCTTGCCGACAGTAGAAAAAACACGATCCTTATCGCTTGAAAAAGCGGCTTTTCTCTTACGCTGTCTCGGCACTGACGACATTTTCATCGGCGATTCAGGTGCAACCGTTGCCGATATCGCTCTGTTAAAAAAAGGGCTGGCCGCAGACACGGGACATATCAGATTACCCGTCATCATATATGACAACAGTCCTTTGACGCGGCAGTTACTCGACCGGCCCTTTCGTATGAGACAGGACGGCGCAGCCTGTGCAATCCGCGCCGACAAGAGCCGTTTTGCTTGCGGCGGTACTATAATTGAACCGTTAACGGATACACCCTCACCCCGGAAAATCGGAGACATAACAATCGACAACAAACAGTTTCTCCGTTATGCGGGAGAACTGCAAATCGTGACGGCGCATATGCCGCCGGAGAAACGCACCAATATTGCAGCTTCCGTTCTTCCCGATTCTCTTTGGCTTCTCGACTGCATTACCGGGACAAATACATTCTCCTTTTATGAGCATGCTCCATCATATTGATTCGGCAAAGCAAGATGGGAAACTCCCCGGCGCCTCTCGTCCTGTCGTAAAAAATTACTTTCCGAAATGATTTTAACAATGCCGTCCGCATCAACCCGTTGCTGAAAGTTGCTCCCCGTACGAGGCTTCTTGCCGGAACAATATTGCCATAATTACATCTTGCATTTCTTTCTAAATATGCAAACCTGCCACACGATAAAACTGATCCCGTTACAGACATTACTATACTTTTTGTCTTTACCCGCTTGGAAAGAAAAAGCTCATAAAAAGTTCAAAAACAAATCCCAAAAAGTGAGGTGACCCCAAAAAGTTAGACTTTTTTGGGGTCACCTCACTCTCGTAAAGTCCCGTTTTCTTTGTGGTGCGGTCGATGGGACTTGAACCCATACGAACTTACGTTCACTACCCCCTCAAAGTAGCGCGTCGATTAAAGCCGTTTTTGCAAGTCCCACAACAACGCTATTTTCGCATGAATAAGCCATTTTTATTTTCGATATTTTACGATAATTCATTATATTTTTGATTGTTGTGTTGTCAAAATGTGGTCAGATATTATTGAAATACCTCAGCCTATACAATGCATATTTATTATTCTTATTCGAAGTAGTCTGTGCTACAATAAAGTATAAACAATAGCTTGCCCCTTAGCCGGCATTTATTTACTGACTCATTTGCACAAAAATAAGGCTCCCCGGAATTACCCGGAGAGCCTTTTAGCGTTACCACTCTTTAATTGTGTACAGTATCGTACCGCCGGCCCTGCCGCCGTTGCCGATATGCGCTATGCCTTCGATCCGCCCAGCTTGATAGCCGACGGACAAATACGGCTTGCCGTCGATATACGTGCCGCCGGCTTTGATTTTATGGTTGTTGCGCAAATTGATTTTGTACACGTCAACCTTATGTTTTTGTTCGTCTGCCGTGACGACGGTACGGTCGCTTTTAGCCGTTGCTTCTTTTGGCAAATTCGTATCACCGTTTTTAATCTGCTCCGCTGTTCTGTCGGCGGCTGTTTGCAGGTTCGGAGCGGTTACGTAATACGATACGTTCGGTTGTGTCGCCCCGTCATGTATCCGCTCGATACGGGTCACGATGTCCCGCGCAGTTCGATCATCGACGTGCAGTTTCTGTTTGACAGCGTTTTTGTCCGTCGTATCGGAAAACTGCATGCGCACAGGGTTGTCTGACGGCGTTTTACTGTGCTGTACGGCAAAGTACATGCCCAGCAGGCAGAGCGCCACCACGGCGGAGAGGAGGATAGGTTTCAGCGAATTTATGATTTGTAGTGTTGGTAGTTTCATATGTTCAGTCCTTTTTTGTTTAACAAAACGGTATTTTCTTGATTATTCTAAATATTCCTCCTCACCCGATTCGGAAATATTCAGGCGCGCGGTGGGGTATGGCGCGCCTTCCCGATACATCCCTATCATAAACGCAGCGCCATCGAATGGCGTCGGAAGCGGGATATCGACAGCCCAGTTTTCGTTGGCGGTGTAAAATATCAGTTCACTCGGATCTTCTTTAACAACTGCGCATTTGAACAGCGGAGTTGCTGTTAAGTGGACTACCGTATCCCCGATTGATACTTTTTGTGCAAGCGCCACAAACGGGTGTAAGCAGACTTTCCCCGGAGGGATTATTTCGTTGATAATAGCGGTTAAAATGTCAGAGAGTTTATCTGATTTTGTGGCCAACTTCTTTTCGGCCATTAGCGCGACAAGTTCCGGATAAGACGTCTTTCCGTTTAAGCTTTCCAGCCATTCCCGTTCGGTGCCGGTAAACCCATGCTCTTTCGCAATCAGATATGCGCTCTTGCCGTCTTTACCGGGCGCACCCTGTGCACCGGTTTTGCCCTGGGGACCTGCCGGACCGGGGTCTCCTTTAGCACCTGCCGGGCCTGCCGGGCCGGGCGTTCCCGGAACTTGTACCGCTTGCACCTGCACCTGGTTATCAAATTGTACTTTTACTTTCAATTCGTTCAGTTCATCCATTTTTCATACCTCCGTTTCTAATGTAAAGATTCTTCCTGGACGATTTGCATATCGCCCATAATGATTTTATAGCTGTATTCATCCGGTTTTTGTATAAACACGTCATACCGCGCCGACTGATACCGCCGCGATATCGCAAGGCTTACATTGCCCGGTATCTTTGCCGTGACTACGTTTTTCGCGACACTGCACGCGGCGGATACGAGTGCTACGTCATTCTTTGTGCGTATCTTCATGACGGCTGTTGCGCCCGTGAAGTCGTGTTCGCCCTCGATTATGTATTGACGCGTGAAGTCGGAGCCGCAGTGCAAGGTATCGTTACATATCGTCATGCTCGCTCCCCCCTTAATACATAACATCCAAATCCACAGAGCAGCCGCCGATATTCCCGGCGTCGGAGTATTGCCAAATCGCGCAGTTCTTATCCGGGTACTCTTGCTTAAAGTAATTCACGGGCCCGTACGTTGCGACGAAGTACGGCACGTAGTCCGGGATACTCTCCAGATTTACGTAATTGACCAGTGTATCGTAGCTGCCGTAAATACCGACGTATCGGCCGGCAGCGTTCATCTCGTTTACCCATGCCATGATAACGGACGTCAGCGCAGACGCCCCGAGGTCTTTCTGTATGTCCTCTTCTACGTCCAGCCAGATACCAGCTTTTAACTCTACCCCGTGCAGGTAGATTTCCAGTTGGTCAATTAACCACATCGCCTCCTGTTGTGCTGCCCATGTCGTCGTGGCCAAACTGTAAAAGTACACCCCGATATCCATGCCCGCGGCTTTGGCGGCGTTGATATTGTGGATAAATAAGTCGTCCAGCTCCTGCTGCCCGTCCCAACGCTGCCGGCCGATACGGACGATGCAAAAGTTTTTCCCCGCGGCTTTGGCCGCTTCAAAGTCAAAGCCTTCTTGACAATAACTGACGTCAATTCCTTCTGTCATTTTTATCCTCTCCTATCTTTATTAAAGAATTAGTAACATTTGGTTTTTGCCCTTCCGGTGAATTGTACTTACTGGATGCCCGTACTTTGTCCAGGCGGCCTTAGCAAGCCCTACAACCGTTACAATCCCGGCCCCTACGGCCGACACCCCCTGCCAACAGCTATTGATTTCAAACCGTGTGCCATACAATCCATTGCTCCAGAATCCGTATAGCCAAGACAACACAATAACTACGAGCAGTATAAAGAGTACCACGGCTAGAATAGCGATGAGCGCAAGCCAATTGGCCTGCGCCCATTCTCCGAATCGGATAAACCTACTCTTCATATTCTTTTTTTATCCTCATATCAAGCACGGTGTGATAAATCGTTGTCATTACTCCGTTCTTACCGAGTGCATGATAGCTTTCATACATGTTGATAAAGTTCTTTTTTTCCGAATACGTGATACCCTCTTTTTTGTACCGCTCGTACTCAATGAGCATGCGGCAGCGTAGCAAAGCTTGAACGCCTCTGTCCAGTCCGCGGCGGCGGTTCTTTTCGGAAACGTAAAAAGCCAGTCCCGCGGACAGCAGCATCGGGATAACTGTTTGCGCGATAAGTGATGCGATTTCAGTCGATATTATCATCGGAAAAATGATACCTCCTTTCTACTCAAACTCGTCAACGGTATTCGGTGTAACGCCGTCGACGTTGACCGTTAAATAACTAAGCTCTTTTGAGCCGATAAAGAGTCCCGGCGTAGTTGACACGAGCGGCAGTTTTGTTTCCGTCTCAATCGTACCGACGCCGGTATCTCCGGAAAACGCGATGCCCTGCCGCACTTGATACTCCGGAAAGCCACCTGACTCTGATGTGCCGCCGATAGCGATACCGTCCACTACTGAATTTACGATTACCGCTACTTTGTGTGGATGGTTTTTGTAGTCTTGATGTACTTTATAAATATCTCCGGGCTTGTAGTACCCGTCAATTTGGAGTGTTTGGTCAACAGGATCCGTGACAACGAGATACGGTAGCCGGGAGTCATAAAGAATATCGGCTGAATACTGTTCCAACTTGCCCTGCGCCTGCTTTTCCTCTTCGGTACGGGCATCCAGTTTTGGGGAATGGTATTTTTCTTTCCAGAAGCGATGAAACCCGTACACTTGCAGCCCTGCTTTAGTGTCGTTGATTCCCGGATATTGGCTAATCGTCTTTAGATTCGGACGCGGTTTTCCTGAATTGCTAGTTTCCATTTTTGCCCCATAACCGTTTAAACCTCTTTCGGATCCCTCGTCAACAAACATCTGCACAGTTTCATGCCAGGAGCTGTATCGTGGGCGACCGCCTATGTACAAATTTATAGTTACTCTTTGAGTTGCCCCGTACGAGTCTAACCGTTGTTGCGGCGTTAAGAAGTCATATATGTATAAATTAAGGCCGGCATACACTTCATCTGTAGAGATATTGCCCCCATCATTTTTCCGGACGGACAACACATACATGAATTGCACACCGTGCGCGAGGAGTAACGTTGCTGGCTTCCCCGCAGGGGTATATGCCGAATTGCTGACCTGCCAGCTTACGCTGAAGTTATACCCCGATGGTAGAGCCACCGCAATTAACGGTGGCGTACTGTACGCTATAGGATAAAAAATGACTATAGCGTATACGGTCGCCGCGTCTTTTTGTACGATACATGCGTATGCGCTTTTATTCCGCGCCGGCCACGCCGGCCACGCCGGGATATTCGCAGGGTATACATTTTTCAATCGCTTAATCTGTGACAAGCTTCTGGGGCGGCAAGCCATGTTGTCGAACTCGCTGTTAATAAGCACCTTACGGTTTTTGTTTGAGATTTGTATTAATTCCATTACTTCGCCCCCACGACTAAATACCCCCAATAGGGGGCCTTAATGAAATTCTGCTTGGCAGATGCAGAACCCCCGTCAAAATCCATCCTGTGTTTATCTGGTGTGTATCCGGATGTCGGTGAGTCGGCGTCCGGAATTTCAAAGTAATACTGTAGCGCTTTGCGATCAAAGTCGACGACATGCGCTTTTAACCGGTTCCCGATAACAGCCACCCAGAGTGTTTCGTTTGCGGTTAACACGTCACGGAAAACCATCCGGCCCACACCCAACTGATTATAAGGCATGGTGATATCGACGTATTCTCGGCGCTGGTACTCTCGTACCTCGGCTTTTGCATCAACGGAAAGATTATTGTAAAGTTCGTCCGTAATATCTTCCAGCGCCACCGTTGAGCCGTGCGCCTTTAGCCATTTTTGCATTGCCGTGTTCCGCAGTAATTTAAATTTTCCGCGTCGCCGTGATACAGCTCAAACGCATAGTCGTTACTCATGCAAACAGGCTCCAAGCCGTAGCACATCCATATCTTATCGATTACCCGGCACATCGTGCTGTCCGGAGTCATAAACTGCACTCCGGACTTGTTGCGAATCTCAATGCCTATTCCCATACGCCGATCCTCACTCTCAATTCATTATCCGTATCGTACACCTCAATCAAGTTATCCTTAATTTCTGTCCGCGCCCCGGACGTCGCTGTCCGCAGCGTCCCGATGCGGGCGCTTATCGCGTCCAGTGTATCGACTTGCAGCTTATCCGCGGATACGCTCTTTGCTTGCAGCATGTTCTTTGTGATGATGTTGTTATCAAAAAGGGCTTGCCCGGTTACGTGCAGCAGCTTACCGTCGATACGCACGCCCGAAGTAGATAAGTTAATGCGGGTAATCAGCCCGTCACCGTCCAACCCGTTCAGTGCTTCGGTGATGCGAAGGTCAATACTGTTACTGAACTGCGTCAGCTGCGTCTGTACATTACTGCTTAAATCCGTGATAGACTGCTGCAACCCCGTTGCCGTCTCGGTGAGTTTTGACTGTACGCCAGATACGTCTGTCTTGACGATGCCTACTTCCTTCTCCAGCTTTGCGATGTTCTTATCGATTTCGTCGAGTCCGAGGGCTTCTTTATCAAGCAGCGAACTGTCAATAGTTGCCTTTACCGTGGCAGTAGTTACGCCCGATTCCGGCCCAGGGCCAAACACGTCAACAAAGGCCACCGTCACGTCGTATATGTCAGGGTCGCATGGGTACGTGAGTACACTGCTCGTGAGCCGCATCGACGTTGAGCCGTTTGTGCCCGTGATACGGACAATCATGGCCGCGATGTCGGACGGCCATGACTCCGCCGTGATAGACAGCATGCTTAACCCTGCCTTGACTTTCGGCGATTTGGGCGCTTTCGGGGCGTCTTTTTTGTACGTCAGCTGCGCTGCCGAGCTGTAGTCACCATGCGTATTCTTGGCAAAGAGATACAAAGTGCCTTGCCGTTCTGTGAGTGTCAGTGTTGTTTGCAGGTCCGTTGTCTGCACGAGCAGTCCCGACGCTTCGCCCGGTGCGTTGTTCGTACGCACCTCGTAATACGCGACGTCCGTATTCGTAACCGCCGACCACCGTATCGTGATGCGGTCGGTAAACGTAATACTGAAATCTCCCGGCGACAGCGGCGTCGTTGACTGCTCCGCTACGATAATGTCGAGATGCTCTACCGCGTCAGGTAGGGTATACTCGCCGAGTTCATTTGCCGTTGTTACAGCTACGCGTATCGTTTCGCCGGGCAAGAGCTGCGGAATGACAATCTGTCCTGCGGCTTCCCCGGCAAGTACCCACGCGCTCCATGGTGTCTGTGTTGCACCGATGACGTTTTCCGTCGACGCGTACGACGTCTTATAGTACACCCGTCCGGTGAGCCCTTCCGGCAGCCAGTTAATAATGACATCATAAATCGCTTGCCCGGTCAACTGCCGGTATCGAGTATACCCAGTGAGCCCCGTTGCCGGGGTTGCAGGCAGGACATTCCCGGACAGGCCGATATGTGCCGTCGCGTAACTGGACTCAAAACCGTCCAGCACAGCCCGAACGCGCACGTAGTAGGTGTAGGACGGGTCGGTGTCCGTGATGTCGGCGCTGAAGCTATGCGTTGTCGGCCCGTCTACCCAGTTGTAATTGTCCGTCGAGTACGTGACACGGAAGCTGTCATCGGTGCCCCTGCCGGCATATCCCATTCGGCGTGAACCGTGCTGTTCTTACTGCCGCCTTTAATGCGCAAATTCGACTCCGTAAGCTTGAGATTAATCGGTGCCTTGAGAAGCGTTGCCTTGCCTTTGCTGTAATCAATAACCGGATAGCGGCTATAATCCGTCTCATAAACGGCATGGTCATACTCCGTGGCCGTGATGGTCATCTTGAGGTCTTTGTCCCGTTCGAGCTTAACAACACGGAACGGCTTCACGACTCGGTCACGAATTCCGACAGCATAGCAGTCGTACTGTGCGACTTCTTCACCTACCCCGAACGACTGCGATACGGTGATGGTGTCTGTCGTCGTATCCTGCGTTACCGGCACAAGATCTCTTGTCACCAGCACATCATCAGCGGAGCGTGTACAATAATACTGTACACGTCAGCGGCGGTAATCGTGACTTCTTTATCGAGTTTTATTTTGTTGCCGTCTACCGATACAATACGCCCACTCTCCAGCCCGATACGCGGCACGGTGTGTGCTACACCGATAAGGTCGCCGTACTCACATACGAGAGCGTTCACGTCGGCCGACAGTTGTATTGTCTGTAGCTGCCGTTCGTTCGTGGCAAGATAATACAGCGCTTCACGATGCGCTTGCGACCGGCGCGACACACCGAAGAGCGTTACCGTGGCCGTGTTGTCCTGTAGCGTTCGATTCTCCGCATACTTTGCCGAGCGGACGAAAAATTCCGTATTCTTGAAGTCCCGCTGTTCGTCGTTATACGTAATCTGTACGCTGCGGGCCCTCTCGTCACGGGATGAGAAATTGCCGGTGAACGTGGACATCGTCGTCCGGCCCTCGCCGAATATTTGCTTTATTGTGCCGGGCATATCAACGACGATACCGAGGTTTACGCCATGACGTACCAGTGTTGCGTGTCCGACATTAGCAGCCCTGTTCGCCGCTTCGAAGCGCTTCTGCTTCGTATCGAAAAACGCATCCAGTTGGAACCGCTTTTCTGTGCTACCGTTGCCGTCATCGACCATTTCGTCGGCATAAGCCGCCGCCCGCTGCCACTCATCGAAATACTTCGAAAAGCGGTCAGCAGGGCAACCGTCTACAACGTACTCAAATTGCCCGGTGCTTACGTTCTTGAGTCGCCGGCAGTGATGGAGAATGTCATACGCGGCCCATATCGGGTTTTGCGCTGATTTCTCTTCATATTGCCGCGTGCGCGGATTAAAGACGAGTACGTGCATACGTTTCTGGCGCCAATTTAACGCCGGGATGCCATTATTGAGCTGATTCGTCGCTTTAATGCGGAGCGCGATAAGTACTTTATTCGGCCGCACAAACTGTCCGGTGTTGATGTACGTGGAGAGCAACGACCAGCGCATTTGCGCGTACTTGCGGGACGTAATCGGCATGTTGGTTGCCAATACTCGCACGTCATACCGCCCTGTCGGTAGGTTTTCGAATTTATAGCTGCGGCGTACCGTCGAATTTACTTTCTCCGTGACTTCGCATGCCTGTTCTGTCCACGTGTCCCCGCTGCCGGTCCGGCGTATTCCGATGATGAATTTAACCGTAAGGTTTTCAAAGTTTCCATCATCTTTTACGCTATAAATGCCGCCTGGCCACGTAGTCGTAACTTCAATAGCGTTGCACTGGTCGGAATCTGTACTACGGATTACAGCAGAACCCTGTTTACAGTCCATGTCGATCGATTGGTCGGCTATGGTATAGGGGAAGAAGGATATAGGCTCCTGGTCATTCGTACCGAGTCGTTTTTCAATCTGCACGCCCTCAAAGTTTTCTATCGGCGTATAGCCGATACGGATATCGTCAATAGAGTCAACAGGGCCATACCCGCCGCTGTACAGCACATTCAGATACTGCACGTCTTTCTCCCCGGAGTAGCTGTGCTTTTTCTTAAACAGCTTAGCAAACGGGCCACCCGGTTGAGCCTGTGGCTGGTCGGGCACGTATGTTTCGGATTCAGTTTCGACGTGATACATCAAGAGCTGCCCCGCGGGCATTGTCTCACCATACGTCTCCCCAATGAGCCCGCCCTCGCGCGTTTGTACCTGCGGCAGATCCCAACCATACGTTGGCGACGTCTCCTGTTCAGCAGCGTGTGCCTGGTTGACGTGACATAAGCTGTTAATGATTTTGCCGCCGAGGATCATAAAGGCACCGGCCGCTAGTGCTTGCCCAAATTTAGATGTGATGCCGAGCCAACCTCCGACAAACGGCGCGGCAACCATCAGCCCGATCTGCAGTATCCAGCCGAGCGCGCCTTTCATACCGCCTTCAAGTTCCTCCGTCAGTATAACTTGGTCGCCGTCTTGCGGTATGTAGCTGTACGGGATAGCAACAGGGATACCGTTCACGAATACTTGCAGGTCTTTAATATCGACAATATCAATAAGCCGTTGACCCTCATACTCGTGCCGAGTGTGCTCACGCTCACCTGTTAATATGTTTTTTATGATAATAATATCAAACATGCGGATATGCTCCCTCTTTCGGTTTGAAATATCCGATAACCCGCGGTCCCCAGCGAGACACGCGGTCAATTTGCACGGCCGTCTGCACGGCGTGCATAAACTCACCATAGCCGACGTATATGCCGCAGTGACTCGGCAAAGGATTCCCGATAAGCCGCAGCAGTACGACGCATCCGACTTCCGGAGTCTCAAGCTCCAACCACTTATGTTTGTTGCTGTCAATCTCGGCCATGATAGCATCAACACGCTTTATATCGATTAAGTGCTTCGGCAATTTAATACCCGCCCGACGGTAGTATTCTCGTACAAGCCCCCAGCAGTCAAGCCCCGTTTCACAGTCACGGCCACCGTTTACGTACGGGACGCCGATTAAATCGTCGATATTAACCATAGTTACCTGTCATCCCCTGTTCTCCCCCGAACCGTTCTTTGATGCGGCACTCTTTAAGCGTGTTATTGCAAGGTTTCTCGCTACCGGCATAGCCGCAGCGCACTGATTTAAACACAAACGGGCAGAAGTCCGTCATGTATGTGTCAAGTGGGAATTTGTTATATAATTCCGGACTGCTGCCGAGGCTAAACGTCACCCATACTTCATCATATGACGTGCTGAGGTTAGTAAAATCGAGCTGGTTAAGCGGTTCTGCGTTATCCAGTAAATTCGTATGCACAACATACAGCGTAACAGCTGCGTCTGTAAGCCCGCCGTATTGCTGCAAGTACGACTGAATAACCCCGCCGCAGTTAGATACGGTAAGTTTTACTGTCGGCAGCGTCGTCCCGTCCGTCGTGACGTTGGTCACGTTAAACGGAAAGCGCGTCCACGTCTGCCCTGCCCATGTTACGTCTTCTGTATTGCGGGCGAGGTATATGTCCTCTGGCAAGTCCGCATGATGCAGTTTCAAAAGCAGTAAAAACGGCGCGTCGGACGCCAGCTTATTCTTTTCCAAGATTGCCGCAGTTTCCCATATCTTCACACGTTACACCTCCTCGAATGTCAGTGACAAATAATACCCTTCCGGGTGCGAGTAATGGCACTCCCAGTCCGACGTAAAGCGTACAGTGCAGACGTCGCCGCTGTCGTAGTCAGTAAATTGGAACTTGTCCGATTTCCGTACTTTACGCCAGAAATCACGCAGAATGTTTTTCTGTGCTTCCGCAAGGCATGTCCACGAATACAGGAACACCCGCGGCGATCGTGTGTTGCGGGGCCGCGTAATACGATACCCCGCATCGGTCTTCGACTCTATTGTGCTGTCCGTCATTTTCTCGACGTACGTATCGCTCGCGTTCGTTGCGACCGATACAACGGGATGCGGTATTTTATCCGCAGGAAATATATTCATACCCTCTATCCTTTCGACACGTTACGAATGGCCCGTGCCATGCCGCCCTCGTCTGTCTCGGCGGCATCGACCACAACATTAATGATGTATTTCTTCATCTGGCTGTCATAAGTACTTGACTGCACTTTAACGCTGGCCCCGTTATTGTTATTAATAATGTTGATAACCGGCGCGGCAGCATTGCTGCCGTTTTGGTTTTGGTTCTGTACGATGCCTTTCGCTACGCGAGAATATACCTCGTCGGTCAACGGGAACACTGCTTCATCATTTCCCGCTTCCCCGATAAGCCCCATAGTCGGAGCCGTAACCATACCGCCCGCCGCGAACAGATGCGTTGATATACCAAGGCTCGGTGTGTAAGGCTTAAAGCTAGACGCATTGAGCAGATTCGATGAGTAGTTAAATCCCGATGAGCTGTTACCGCCACCGAGCAGCCCGCCGAATAGCATCATTGCGATTTTATGCGCTGTCACTTGCGCGATCATCTGTGTAATGGTCTTCTGGAACACTTTGCCAAGGCTACGCAGTGAGTCTTTCGCGCTCTCCGAGCCGTTGGCCATAGACTCGAACACACCTTGAATTCCGGACGCTATTTGCGTTGACCCGGACGCTACCATCTCGACAGTTGACATGTTCGCCTTCTGAAATATTTCGTAGTACGACTGTGCCGCCTGTCCGCGAGCGTTCCAGTTCTGCACGTCTTGATACGCTTGCGACTGCAGCAGATCCGTAAGCTTACTCATTTCACCGCGCTTGATTGCCCACTGTACGGACTTCTCGAACGCCTCCCGTTCAGCATCTTCCCGCTGTTGTACCGCATCAAGATACGCTGCCGTGTACCAATCATTGGCATCTTTCAACGCTTCATAGTCAGATTTACTTGCCTGTATTTCCTTGAGCTTTTCTTTACGTTGCTTTTCGAGACTCTGCACTGTGGCTTCAAACTCGGCTTGTGCCACGGACACATAGTCGCCTTTTAAGTCCGCGTTGAGCTTGGACATCTCTGTATTAAACTTCATCCGTCGGGCCGTAAGCTCTTCCATGGCTTTCGCGGCTTCTTCAATTTTCCACTGCTTCAATAAATCTTCGGCACGGCTCGTGTCAATATCTTTTGATGTGTTCTTTATCTTGCGGATTTGGTCTTCGTACCGCTGCGCTTGCTGGTTCATGCTGGCGATACTCTTTTCAAATGCCGTGCCGGTATCCCCCAGTAAGGCCCTGTCCAGATCCGATTCAAGCGTTTTTAAATCTTTGCGGGCGTTAGCGATATCCTTTGCCCGCTGTTCTGCCTGTTTCCGGACGTCCTGCACCGATAACGCTTTACCCGTTTCCGTCGTACCGGCAAATTCGGTAAGCGAGATAACGCCGACGATGTTACCAGCAAATGCCGACCGGTAGTCCTGGTCATAATGCTGCGATACGCGGCCGCTACCTGCCGCCGCATAATATCCGGAGGCGTTTGCATCAAGCATAATGACATGGTCACCGTTATTGGTAATAACAGCGTCCCCGGCATGCGCTTCGTATCCACCGCCGTATGCGTCGGTAGCATGGAACGCACTGCCCGCGTTAGCCGCCCAATCAGGGGCCCAGCCGCCCAACTCGAACGCATTGGATACCCCCGCATCCGCCCAGGCGTTTTCGATGTACGTGGTACAGACGACTTGATTATCACCGGTACCGTAATCCAACCCGGACAACCGTCCGGCATTATATATTGCGCCCGCGCGAACGTCGTACGTCTGTTCGTTTTCAATCCGTGTGCCGCCGCCAGCGCCCGCTGCTGTGTCCGGCGTAAAGTCGTATGACGGAATTTGCGCGTTGTTTACCGCGGCCTCCGCCGCTTGCCGCTGTGCTTCCGCGTCCGCAAAGTCTTTACCGCCGCCGGCGTTATACCAGTTCGCATACTCTCGGGCGTACGCTTCCGTGCCCTCCTGTACGACTTCTTCCGACGCGCCGCCGTTAGCCCGTGAGCCTTGTCCGGTCATGTCAGCACTGATATCCGCGTTACCGAGATCACCGTCACGCTGGCGCCAAATGCGGCCGTCGTGTGCCGTGTATGTGTAGCCGTCGTCACCTGTCCATGTGTTTTTCTGCGCGGCTTCATACTTTGCGTTAAAGTATTTGTACGCACAATATGCTGCGTACAGGGCCGCCGCGGCAACGCCCATCCAACCCCCGGCAAGACTGAACAACGCCCCTGTAACTTTACCGATTGCGCCGGGCAGCTGTCCGACAGCGGTTACGCTTTTTTGCGATGCCAGTACGCCCGCAACACCCGCTTTTTCGTGCGCACCTGCAAGCGCTATTGTTGCTTTAGTCGTTGTTGCCGTTGCGGCGGTTGCCGCTTCGCTCGCCCGTACCGATGCCGCCCCTGCTGCTGTTGCTGATTCTCCAACGGCGGCGTTACTTGTAATGAGTTTTCCGTTCGCGGCAACTTCCGATGCGGCGGCCGCCTCTTTTACGGC